TTAACAACAACAGCAGGAGTAGAGAATGTATTACCACCTGCGGCTGTAGAGGGCGTTATCTCAAGAGCATTGTCAACGTTCACCTGCTTACCAACCAAAAAGTTATACTTGCTAGACGCTCCTACAAACTTTAACTTCTCACCGCCAGAAGATTCACCAATCTGTACATCACCTGCTATTGTAAGCTTCTCACTAGGCGAGCTAGTACCAATACCCACGTTGCCTGCGCTGTCTATCCTTAATCGCTCTGCAACAGTTCCATTTTGTTTAGTAGAAAACTTAATACCGCCATTATTGACATCGCTGTGGTGTGTTCCTATTGATGCAAGAAACTCAGTGCTTGCAGTGTATGCACCACCTAAAGTAATTAAGTCATCATCATTGCTTAAATCACTGCCTACTACAGAGAGCCTGTCTCCTTGAGGCGAGCTAGTACCAATACCCAAAGACTCCGCAGACGCATCCCAGAAGAACTTAGGCGTTGTGCCGGTGTCTTCGTAGAAGCTGATGTCTCCGTTAGATGCAGCATTAAAGCGTTTTGTTCCAGAAGCAGGGTTTCCCCCAGACCAAAACTGCAAACTGTCATTAGAGCCATCAGCAAATATGGTATAAATATCAAAAGGGGTGCCGCTTTTATCATTCGACAAATAAACTGTTGCACCTGATGCCGTAGCTGCACCTGTTGCTTTTATTCCTCCATAACCTGAAGAATGAAAAAACTCTGCAATCCCACCAGCACCTGTGTTAAACTGAGCATCCCCATCAACAGTCAAACCATCAGCAGTCACAGTACCCGTAACGTCGATGCCTGTGGAGGTGGTGGCTAGTTTTTCAGAGCCATCATAAAATAGCTTTAGCTGTCCATCATTGACGGCAGTTAGCATATTTTCTGTGCCGTCAACTTTTTGTAAACGGATATTATCGCCTTGTATTAATAAGCTACCTCCGCCAGATTCTTTTATAATGCTATTGTTTGGTTCGTGAAAAATTTCTAAGTCTGAGCCAGCACCGAAGATGGCCTTGGCATTGTCAGCAAAAGTTGCATTACCTGCGTGAGCTGTTGTAGATGCAAAGTCTACAGCACCATCAATGTCCACAACATCAAGGTTAGTGGTGCCATCAACGTCTATATCGCCTGAGATGTCTAGGCTTGCGAATACGGATGTGCCTGTCGCCGTTACCGTACCCGATACATCTGCGTTACCGTTGATGTCTATGAGAGTAGCAGTAAGGTCAATCTCGTCCGTCGCGCCAAGCGCCAAGACCGTAGCAGACGAGCCTTGAATGAACTGGCTCGCATCGTTAAACATAATCTTGTTAGTGCTGTTCAGCGTCAGGCCAGATCCGTCTGTGTGCGTGAGGGTTGTGTCGCCATCTGCGCCAAACGTGATGACTGCGCTGTCAGAGGTAAACGTCAGGTCATCGTCAATGAACAAATCAGGCACAGACAGGTCTTGGAAGGCATCAACCATTGCGCCACCAGAGCCTGCGCCGTCACTGTAAATCGCTTTGGTCTGACCATTAGCGATTGTGATCGTGGCACCAGAGCCTTGCTTGATAATGATCGACTGCGATCCGCTGGTTGCGTTCTCAATAAACCACAGCTTGCTGATCGTGTTTGGCCCTATAGTGATGGTGCAAGTTGAATCAAGAGTGCCAGTGTATTTGAGGAAGAGACTGCGGCCCGGATCAGTAGACCCATCAGCAATAGTAGTAGTATGAGTATCAGCATTCGTCGTAATAGCTTCCGTGCCAAAACTAAATGCCTCTGCAATCAACTCAAGGTTGGTATTCGTACTGGTGCCCCACGAACCTGATTCATCGCCTGTGGCAATCTCTTTCAAGCGTAGGTCGTTAACGTAAGTTGCCATTTAAGCTACCTCTTCCCAATTAGGAGTTTGACTGTCAGTAACAGCAGCCCAACTCGGTGTTTGACTCGTTGATATAGTTGAGTAATTTGGCGTCTGGCTGTCTGTTACAGCAGTCCAACTTGGTGTTTGGCTTGTAGATATAGTCGAGTAGTTTGGTGTTTGACTATCATCTACTAAGCCCCAAACATTAAAATACCCTATTACTCCAGTTGCTGAAACACCTATAACACTAACAATAGCGTCAGCAGCAACTACTACATTCCCGACCGCTCCTGTGCCTGCGACACCCGTTGGAACAATCGTCTGGCCCAACGAAATGGAAACTGTACCAGCCGCGCTGGTTCCAACCACACCCGTCGGAGAGGCGACTGCACCACCTGTAGCAGTGACTGTGCCAGTTTCGCCGGTACCCTCAACGCCCGTAACCGAAACATTTGCGTCTGCGGAAACAGTAGTTGTCGTAACTGCGCCGGTACCCGCAACGCCTGTTGGAGATACGTTAGCTCCTGCACTGACCGTAACCGACCCAACAGCGCCTGTGCCTGCGACACCTGTGACCGAAGTGTTTGCATTCCCGATAGCCGTAACCGACCCAACAGCGCCTGTGCCTGCGACACCCGTAATAGATACAGTGACGCCTGACCCTTCGATGATCGTGACGGAGCCGATTGACCCTGTTGCAGAAACACCTGTGACAGTGACATTTGCGTCTGCACTGATCGTGACAGTCGTGACCGCGCCAGTGCCTTCAACACCAGTAACGACGACAGGGTTAGCCTCACCCCACGGGCCATCATCCCAAGCACCTCTGCCCCACCCAGTAACATTTGCCACATACTACTCGCTACGCGATACGAATAATCGCGTTAGACGCATCTGCTGTGGGGAACTGAATCGTAAAGTCTCCAGCAGTTGAGGTCTTATCGCCACCAAACGCTAATGAACATACTGACGGATCACCAGAAGCACTATCATTAAATATCAACGCGCCGTTAGCAGTAATCGTGCTAGAGCTAAACGTCAAATCAGAAAAATCGGTTAAAGCAGTAGTGCCAGAAGTGCTAGGATCTACCCTCGTTAGAGAGGCACCTTTAGCCGTATAGCCCGTACCAGAAACTTCATTGGACGTAGTATATGCCGTGGTGCTTGCTCCTAAAGAAGCAGAGCTAGTGTACAACGCTAGGTTAAACGTACTACCACCAGAGTTCTTAAAATTATGTACAGCCTCCATAAGCTCTTTCTTGAAAGACGTACACATTGCCGTTGAAATAGCCATTATAGACTCCTAATTATGTCTGCCATGTCTTTATGACCTTGACGTTCTAGTTCTGCAATAAGTGTTGTCCTATCGCTCTTTATTGCTTCTTTTATGTAGTGCAAAGCCGTGGCTCTGACTGCTTCCTTGAACGCTTCCGCTTGTTGCGCTATCACGGGGTGACAACTGCTACCTACGCTAACGATCCTACCTGCGGCGGCTTGCGCCCAGAACTCAGGGTCATGCCCTTTGTTTTCTGTAGTGGCAACGAAAACATTACCTACTTCTATTTGCGGGGTTTGTAGCAACATATAACTTCTTACTGCACCGTTAGCCTAGCTTGCCCAGAACGGTACGTGTCAGAGCGTAACTTACCGTCACCCAGTACCTTGAGTAGCGACATGGCTGATACGTACATCTTCTCGTACAACGCAATCATATCAGGCTCACCCTTCATAAACCGTATAGCCTCTACTAGGGCACCGTTTAACAACGCCGAGTCAAACTCATCGCCAAGATAGGTGGTGCTAGCGGTAACAATGGACTCAGGGTAGTAGCCGTAATGCAGTTCTGCTGTGTACCCAGTGTTAGGTGTTGGGCCTAATATGAACGAGCCTTCATTGAATATAGCGTAGTGTTTTGGAACCCCCGTCGCCGTCCTTGTGGGGTACGCTTCACGTATGAAGTTAACATCTTTACTCAATAGGTAGGTGTAGTTACCGCTACCATCCACCACCGCCAAGCTATACACATACAAGAAGTCAGTAGGTACCGCCAAATACTCGTTACTAGAAGAAATGGTACCTGTTACGTTTTTACGCAATGCAGGGATCTGAACAGCATTGTATATCCTCTGCTCTGCCTGTTGCGTAAACATAGCAAGCTGGTCATCTGTAAACGTAAGCTCACAAATGTCCTCAATGTTTGTTTTTAGCTCGGTGTAGTTCATGTTTTACGCCATAGGGCCGCGAGCCATAAGTCCTTTTGTAGCAGCGCCTGTACCACGAACTTTGATTCCAGTGGTCTTAACGCCCTTCATATCAGGCTTAGGTGCCTCTTTTACTTCTTTGATTTTACTATCTTTCTTCATAGCTATTCTCTAAGTTGTTGTCACTGTTACTGTTCCGACCTGCCCTGTTGCTACTAAGTCGTTAGGGGTTAGCCCAAAGGGGTCATCACCTGCACCTACAGGGTTCCACCCCCACTGTATCTGCCTGCTACTGTTTTCCCCCGCTTCACCTAAGCTCCTGTCTATACGTGGATCACGTATAGCTTGTGGGTCGTCTACCGGAAACTCACCTAGCTTTAGTTGTGGATGGTCAGGATTCCAGCAGGTAGGGCACGCTTTTAAGTTTGTATCTTGTCCCTTACGTATTAAGTTCTTTAACTCACGTAGCTTATACTGAAATCCGCAAATATCACATTCAGCAATAGCTCTTTTGGTTGAAGCAAACCTGTTAGACATTAGTACGTCCTAGTGGCACGGGGTACAAACCGTGCAGACGTTTTCGTCCTGTCTTCTCCAGCCGCAAGTGCAAACTGCTCCTCGTACGCCTCTTTGAGCATAGGCAGTCGTGCCATAAGCTCTGGCTCTTTCATCGCTATGTGGTACGCCAAACCGGCAACCAGACACGGGAAAAACCTAAAATTCATATCGGATGTTTCTGCGCCACTACCAGCGT